TGCCAATGGGACATCTTACTTAATTGATACAGGTGATAGAGATGCACTTAAAATTGCACGGTCAGTACAGTACTTCCCTGGAGGTATTGCAGCGTTTGGCAGTGATTCTAAAAATAATGTAGATACTCATGTAACACCGCCTGGTGGCGGAAATATGTGGGTAAAACCTCAACAAAGTTTCCAGGAATTTCAAGCTAATAGTCCAGAAGATAACAGGGCTCAAGAAGTTGTACCACCAAGTCAAGGTGTACCTATACATCCAGTAACAGGGTTACGTATTGAAAAAGGTGATAATTGGAATTCTTACACGGAAGCCCCAAGTGGAACTACTTACAATAATAGTAATTTTAACTGGAATAATCTAAAGCCTGATGGAAACATCAAATCACCTACTGGAAATGTAGCTGGACTATCACAACAGGAAATTGATGTGTTATATGGACGTCCACCTAGTCCTGTACAACCTAAACAAGAAGTTGATTTCTCAGGTTTTGCAGACTGGTGGCGTAAAAATGTTGGTAAATAAATTAAAGTCTTACCTATCATAGTTATAAATTATTAATTAAATTTAATGTATGAGTAATTTAACGGATACAGATTTTTTAGAGGTTATTAACTTTATTGGGAGTAGAGAAAAGAAAGCTGCAGGTAAGTTTATACCTATGACTTCTTTAAACCAAGGGTTAACAGATACTGGTGCAGATAGTTTAGATATTATGATGTTTTACGTAATATTAGACGATGCTTTTGCAATACCTGAAGATAAGATTGAAGAATCCGTTCCTGAAGAAGAACCTACTGGTAATGATATCTTTGACTTCGTTAAGAAATATCAAACTAAAGGTTTTAATATTGAAGAGCTTCGTGAAACATTTAAACAATATAAATGATTAATATTACTTATAACAATTCAATATATAGTGAAGATACCACAGAATTAGAGCATATTACTGTACCACAAAAGGTACATCAAGTTACAGACGGAGGTATGCTAGTGCGTAAAGGGATTACACCTATGCATTCAACACTAGTAGATATGTTGTTACAAGATAAAGAAGATACTATTCCCTTTATAAATGATACGTTCAGTAGTTCAGGTAGAAATGGTCTCATATTAGCATCAGGTAATTCTAAGATGTTAGGTTATGGCAGTACATTAAATAAATCAGAACAATACCCAACAGTTAAATTATTACCTTTATCTATTACTCAGATATATGCAGGTAAGTTAGCTAATAGTTTAGGTGAGTTTGAATATATTAGTACAGATGCAACTAGTTGTGTAAGTGGACACGCTGCATTATATCACGCAAACTTACTAGTTAAATCTGGTGAATTAGATAGAGTTATTGTCATATCTGCTGATAATGGTATAGCAGAAGAATCATTAAAGTTTTTTAGAGAACAAACTTTAACATTAAGTCTCGCTGAAGAAACAAAACAAATTAATAAATTTAGATTAGGTCAAGCAGCTAACGTTATTGTTCTAGAGAATGATATTGCTATTCAATCTTCGGGCAACACGGCCGTAGGTCTGTTGCACGGAGTTGCTTTAACATCAGAAGTTAATAGCAATCCCTTGGGTATCAGAGAAGATGGTGCAGGCTACATCTTAGCGATAGAGAAAGCTCTAGAGCAAGCGGACATGCTACCAGAAGATATTGACGTAGTTAAGAAGCATGCGACAATGTCAACAGACAACAATGTAGAGAACATGGTAGTGAAGACTTACTTTGAAGACGCTAAGTTAGTTAACTACAAGAAACGAATTGGACATACAATGGGCTCATCAACAGCTGTTGAGATGGACATTGCAATGAAAGAAGAATCAGGAGTACTTATAAGTTTAGGCGCAGGTATGGGTAACGTATTTACTGCAGCTATTGTGGAGATTATTAGTGGAAATTAAATTCCATCATTGTACTGTTCTCCAAAAAGGAGAAGCTTTCGTGTACTATAATTATAATCGTGAACTAAAAGGGTTCTTTATTGCTAGTGTAGTTGTAGCAAATAATTTAAAAGCTAGGTTAAACTTAGCAAAACTGATTGTTTATTTTTTTAAAGAAATAGTTAGAAATAAAGATGTCTATTGTAGCTTATTTGATAATAGCGCTAATGCTTTTACAAACCATATGGTTAAAAGTATCACAAAACATAGTGAACTAAATGGCTTAACTATTTATAAGATAGAGCCAAAACAAGGAAACTCATGAAAGAAATTAAAAATGATTTAGATTTAAGTGAGGCTAAAAGTTTAACTGAATGGGATAACCCACCTAAGTTAGAAGAACTTAAACAAGACTACCAAGAAGCACAGTCAGCACATACTGACCACGTACTTGAAATAGATAACTGGTTAAGTAACCTAAATGGCGACCAACAAATTAAAGCTAAGAAGGGTAGGTCTAAGATTGTACCTAAGCTTATCCGCAAACAAGCTGAATGGCGCTATGCTTCATTAAGTGAGCCTTTCTTATCTACTGATGACTTATTCAATACAGCTCCAGCTACGTTTGAAGATAAGGATGCTGCTATTCAAAATGGACAGGTACTTAACTACCAAATTAATTGTAAAATTGACAAGACTAAATTTATTGATGAGTACATCCGCACAGCTGTCGATGAAGGTACTGTTGTAGTTAAAACAGGTTGGGAGTACGAAGAAGAAATTGAAGAGATTGAAGTTCCTGATTTTGAATTTCAACCGACACCTGAAGCAGGACAAGTACATCAACAGTTACATGAAATGATGGAACAGAACCCTGAACAGTTTCAACAGGAAGTTCCACCTGAGATGCAACAAGCACATCAGATGACTATGCAAGGTGGTGAACCTGTAATGCCTGTACAGGTAGGAACACATACAGAAGAACGGGTTAATATTATTAAGAATCAACCTGAGTTAGAGGTGTGTGATTATAACAACATAGTTATTGACCCAACTTGTCAGGGTGAGTTAGATAGTGCTGAGTTTATTATCTATAGTTTTGAAACTTCTATGTCTCAGCTTAAGAAAGACGGTAGGTATGATAATTTAAAGTATGTATCCTTAGATAACAGTAGTCCACTTAATGAACCTGATTTTGAATCAGGTGATGACAGTAGCTTTAAGTTTAAAGATGATGCACGTAAGAAGATTGTAGTACATGAGTACTGGGGTTTTTGGGATATTAATGGCACAGGTGAAGTAGAACCTTTTGTAGCTTCATGGGTAGGTAATACATTAATTAGGATGGATGAGAATCCTTTCCCAGATAAGAAGTTACCTTTTGTAGCAGTACAATATCTACCTAGACGTAAGTCTGTATATGGTGAGCCTGATGGTGCATTACTAGAAGACAATCAGAAGATTGTAGGTGCTGTAACTCGTGGTATGATTGATATTATTGGTAGAAGTGCTAATGGTCAGATGGGTGTACGTAAAGATGCTTTAGATGTAACTAATGCACGTAAGTTTGAGCAAGGTGCTGATTACAAGTTTAATTCTAATGTAGACCCTAGGCAAGCTTTCCATATGGAGGTATACCCAGAGATTCCTGGTAGTGCACTAAACATGCTTAACCTTCAGAACAATGAAGCTGAGTCTCTCACAGGTGTTAAAGCATTTAGCCAAGGTATCAGTGGCCAAGCACTAGGTACAACAGCTACTGGTATTAGATCAGCACTAGATGCTACATCTAAACGTGAACTGGGTATCCTACGTAGATTAGCTAATGGTATTAATAAGATAGGACGTAAAGTAATCTCTATGAATGCTGAATTCCTAGGGGATGAAGAAATTATTCGAGTAACAAATGAAGAGTTTGTTGCTATCAACAGGAAAGACTTAGGTGGTATGTATGATATTAAATTAAATATCTCTACTGCTGAAGCAGATACAGAGAAAGCCCAAGAACTATCATTTATGTTACAGACTATGGGTAACAATATGGACCCAGCTATGTCACAGATGATTCTATCTGATATCGCACGGTTACGTAAGATGCCTGATTTAGCTAAACAAATTAAAGAATACCAGCCACAACCTAATCCGATGGCTGAACAGAAAGCACAACTTGAAATGCAACTACTACAAGCACAGATAGCTAATGAACAAGCTAAAGCTGCTGAGAATACTGTAGATGTTGAATACAAGAAGGCTAAGACTGCTACTGAGATGGCTAAGAATAGAAATCTTAATAGTAAGTCTGACTTGGAAGACCTTAACTTCGTGGAGCAAGAGTCTGGTGTAGGTCGCCAGCATGAGGAAAACATGAAGAAGGTTGACCAAGGACACGGGATGGATAATAAGTTTGCAGATGCAATTATTAACGATCCTGTGTTAAATGGAGGGTAATGTTCAAAAAAACCGTGCTATAATCCGGTTAAAGTAACTTTACTTTGTTTAATCTCATTTTGAGGACACGCGATGAACAATGAAGAGCAAATAGAAGTATTAGAAAGTAACATGATAGAGTCACAACATTTTGTAGATGTTAAAAACAGTATGGTTAAGCTACAAAATAATAAAGAATTTAAAAAAGTAATCACTGAGTATTACTTTAAGGAAGAAGCTGCGAGACTAGTTATGGCTAAAAGCTCTAACTTAAATGAAGAGCAGCAATTAGTTATCGATAAGATGATTTATGGTATCGGTTCACTAGCGAAGTTTTTCGATAGTGTATTGTCAAGAGGAGTACAATCTGAACAACAGCTTGCTGAGGATGAAGAAACTAAAGCAACACTTATTCAGGAGGGCTTAGCATAATGGCATTAGATAACGCACTAGGAATGACAGATGAGGAGTTCCTAAAACAAGATTTAAGTATGCTTGAGGAAGAACTAGACCAAGAACTAGAAGCTCAAGAAACTAACCAGATTGATGAAGCAGACGGAGAGCAAACTCCTGAAGTAGAGTCGAATGAGGAAGCCAATCAAGAAATTGAAGCTTCTGAAAGTAACACCGATGAATCTGAAGAAGATGATTCAGGTGACGAAGTAACCGACCCTTTTGAGGATACTCAAGAGAAGGATGAAACGCCAAATGATGATACAGATCCAGAGTCTCAGGATACAGATGTAACTACAAATACCGAAACGGCTGAAACAAATGGGGATACTCAAGAAACTGCCGGAGTAGATTTTGAGGGTGCATATAAACGGATTATGTCACCGTTTAAGGCTAGTAAGCGAATGATGCAAGTTGATAATATCGATGATGCTATTTCGTTAATGCAAAAGGGTGCTGACTATAATCAAAAGATGCAGGCTTTAAATCCTAATCTTAAGATTGTAAGCATGTTAGAAAAGGAAGGGTTATTAGATCGTAATAAATTGAATAACTTAATTGACTTATCTAAAAAGAACCCTCAAGCAATTGCTAAACTTATTAAAGATAGTGGCATTGACCCGTTAGATATAGATACTGACGAGGAAGTAGATTATAAACCTACAGACTACGGAGTATCTGATAAGGAGTTTAAGATAAACCAGGCGTTAGACGATATTAAAGATTCGCCATCTTTTGACAAGACATTAAATGTTTTATCTAAAGAATGGGACAACGAAAGTAAGAAGTTAATCTCT